GATGCCTAGCGGGAGTGGTGCCATTGGCCTCACTCGTGCGCAAGGCGGACATAACAAAGGAGTCCAGCTCCTAATATTATTAGGATACGCGTTAATCAAACGTCGTAGTATGGCAACTCCTGGCGTCTACCCATTGGGCGACGCCGATCAAGATGACGGCAGTTATTTGGAGCTTATCTCCCAATCACTGTCTGGTCATAAGAAGGGAATTGCTAGTATCTTTGATACTAATTGGGAAGAGCTGGAACGAACTCTCCCTGGTCTTACTACTTTTTTCCAGCGCTATCTGAGGGTAGGGGTCGAATACGTTATGGATCGTATCGAATTCCTCCCCATTCTCCCGATAGAAGCTGAAGAGAAGGGCCTGAAAACAAGGTATCCGACCTGCAGTCTTACTGCAGCGAACCTTGTGCAACAGATCCTTCGGCGAGTACTCGACCACGTTATGATACGTGATCCCCGATGCTCCGTCGCGCTTGGCTCCGAAACCGGGATAAACCTTAAGGGTGAGGTGGGACCATGGGATTCCCTTGATGCCACCGTAGCCACTGACAAACATGCTCAGTGGCTAACCCAGACGGTTTATGAGGAGCTTGTGGACTATGATCCTCGGTTGAAACCATATCAGAAATGGTTCAATAAGCTGTTCGGGCCTAAGAAACTTCTTAGGTGCGGCCAGCTCGATCTTATGCCAGAAGACTTACTCGCTAAGTACCCAGCCGCGCCTCTCCTTACTGATTTTGGTATTTATACCAATAAAAGACCGGAGCTAGAGCGACTGGGAGGAGGTCATGCTGATATGATCATCACAAGTTGGGATGATTATATAGATGACCTGAATGGCCTTCCCGGAGTAATTACAACGACGGGGCAGATGATGGGAGATCCCACATCTTTTCCGCCGTTGATGTTGGTGTCGATATTTGCAGGCGAACTCGCACTGCAAGATTTCCCTTATTCTAAGGAAGAAAGGTTAATTCGACACCCTCACTTACGGAAAGGCGACCTGGTGGCTGAATTAGTCGGTGATGACTGTGCTGCCCCCAGGATGAAGAGGGAACGTCGTGAAGCTTTTCATAAGCATCACGGTTCATTGGGTACCCAGATTTCAGAGAAGAAGACTTTCTTTCACCCCACAAGGGGCCTGATCGCTGAGCAACCTATGGAACACGGGAGGAAACTCCCGTACTACCCTCTTCCCGAGCTTATAGCCCCACCTGGTGGTTCCAAGGGAAGTGTCACTTGGAACACCCAACCTCGTGCATTGCAAGGCAATGCACGGATTGTGAGGTACGCAATTAAGCGCGGCATGTTGAGAAAGTCACCATATTGGTACACTTGGCAATATGCATATAAACTCGGGCTTCCGCTGGCAGCGCCGGAGGGACATGGAGGAATAGAGCTGAAAGCTGTATTCCCGAAAGTCTCTACGACGCACCATGTGGAATGGTTGCGGTACCTATCTAGTTTACCATTGGATGAACTAATAGCAGGTACGGCCCTTTCAATTGGTCGGTCTCCTACATCATTGATGGCAGGAGCTACCAAGGACTGGCTAACACAAGTCATACGAAACCACAAGGATCTTGAGGCTATCGGAGGCTTGTTAAGCCCGCAACCGTATTCCGATACAGGTGAGCTCCGTAAGTCCCTTCGGGATGCTTATCGGGAGGCCCTGTCATCGGTTAGGTCCGCGGAGTTCTATTTTAGGACTCCGCCAGAAATTTTGCAAGATTCTACCCCGTCAGTAGTTACTGCGGGGGCAAAATTTCAACGAAAGGTGGCTGCAACTCCCTGGTTTGATAAACCAGGGATCTGGTCTTACCAGGCCACCAATCGGGACCTAGAGGAAAAAGTTAACTACTTTTTCACTCGAGGAGGATCGTTCCTTCCAGATCGGTCTAAACCACGAACGTTTTTCGGTCTCGAACAAACGGACGTGGTGAGGGAGCGCTATAAAGCGCCCCACTTGACCGGTCTGGGGTGATCAACCCCATTTTCCTAAGCAAGAAACAAACTGCTACTTACAGCTTGC